ACACAACAAATGCAAAATGAAGCGAATGAGTTATTTGCAGAGTTTCCCAACTTAAAGCCTGAACAAATCCCCGCTGAAGCATGGCAATTGAAGGAGCAAAGAGGGTTAACTATCTTAGATGCTTATTTGCGAACGACTTATAAAAACATCGGTCAACAAAAGGAACAAGAAGCAATACAAAAACTACAACAGAACGCTACTTCTTCACCTGGAGCACTGGGGGCAGGGGCAGAACATAAGTCAAGTATTGGCTCTATGGGTAAATCTGACTTCGCAAGCCTAGTTGAAAAGGTTAAGAGAGGCGAAACTACACAATTCTAGGGGGAAAATAAATTATGCCAACAAATGTACAAGGTTATAACGGAACAGCAGGAGTCAATCAATTAACAGCGGAACAAGCGGAGTTTTACCAACGCACGATGTTAGAACGTCTTTTACCTGAGCTATTCTTCATGAAATACGGTGAGAAGAAAAACATTCCTAAAAATGCTGGTGCAGTTACATCATTCCGTCGTTTAAATTCATTAGCAGTTTCTACAACAGCTATAACAGAGGGAGTAACGCCGGACGGAGTTAACCTAGACATTGCTAAAATCAATGCTACGGTTTCTGAGTATGGGAACTGGACGAAAATTTCTGAGTTCATCAACATGGTTGGACTGGATCCGCTATTAACTGAAGCATCTGAGTTGATGGGTGAAAACGCTGGTGAGTCTATGGACATTATCGTTCGTGACATCATTGCTGCAGGAACAAACGTGTTGTATGCAAATGGTAAAGCATCTCGTGTTACGGTTGCGGCTGCGGATAAAATCTCAGCATTAGATATTTTGAAAGCTCGCCGTACTTTAAAGCGTAACAAAGTAAAATCAATTACACTTCCAAGTGGTGGTAAAGGGTACCTTGCTTTCATCCACACAGATGTGGCAACAGACTTAATGCAGACACAGGAATGGAAAGATCAGAACACTTACACTGATACTAAAAACCGTGAAGAAGGTACGCTTGGTAAAATGTATGGTATCCACTTCTTAGAAGCTGATAACGCAGTTAAGTTCGCAGGCGCTGGCGCTACTGGTGCTGACGTATACGGCACAATTATCATCGGTAAAGGTGCTTACGGTGTTCCAGATGTTAACGGCTCATCTAAACCAGAAATCATTGTTCATAAAGCAGGTTCAGCAGGTACTGCAGATCCATTAAACCAATTCAATACAGTAGCGTGGAAATCGGCGTTCACTACAGTTCGTCTTCAAGAATTAGCTATCTTACGCTATGAATCAGGCGCTACAGTTTAATAACGATTAGGAGAGGTTTAACGCCTCTCTTTTTAATTTCAATACAATTTTAGGAGGAATATAACGATGGCAGGTAAAGAACAATCAGAAGCGAATTTAGAGGCTCAAATCAAGAAGGAAGAAAAGACGTTAAAGCAACAATTAGACGCATTCCCAAAAGTCATGATGGAGATTCCTGAAGATCCAAACAATCCAGATGATGTTGTTCCTGTGGGTTGGAACGGGATTATCTATGCAATCCCTCGTGGAAGACAGTTTGAAGTACCTCAACCTATTTATGATATTTGGAAGTATTCATACGAACAAACGAAAGCAGTCAATAAACGTATTCGTGAGTCTACGAAGAAAGAAATTACAGTCCTCTAATGTTTAGACTTTTCTTATACGAGGGAGGTGTGATAAATGCCACTAGTAACAACGATTCCGAGAAGTTTGCAAAATGGTGATGTGCTAACACAGTTTACAGATTCAACAAGCACATCATCCGTTATGTATTCATTCTTTACTCAACAAACGAGTCTCGTTATTGAAAACAGTGGAGAACACGATATATTTGTTACGGTTGGTAGTTATACGAATCAAGTTATTAAAGCAGATAAAAAGTGGAAAGTTGAAACTTCATTCATTTCTTTCTCTATTCGTTCGGATGTTAACTCGCAGGAGTTTATCGCTACGGCGGTGTATAAAGAGGTTCAAGACTTCTCAGCGGTAAATGCAAAGTTCGATGCTGTTGATGCAAAATTAGAATCTACTACGACGCAGTTGGCGGAAAAGGCGTCGGGAGGTGTTTTCCGATTTACTGAAGGAACTCCCGGAAGTACGGACGGGTTAGAAGCAATAAATACTAAGTTAGGCTATAAAGGTAATGCAATAGCATCTGGCATCAGGGGTTCTCACGTTCAGCAAGGTTCAAAAGGAAATGAAAATGTAATTGGTAGTAGTGATAAAACTACAATCGGCACAACAACTCCAAACGTTGTAGACGACAGTAAAACTTGGAATGCCCATTATGCCGAAGTTGGTGGTTACGATAATATTAACAATGCTTTAGCAGGACTACTACACGCCTTTCACTGTTATATCGATGAACAAGCAACGCATGGAGCGATTTATGGTGGTAGTTTTCATGAAATAACAGACGGCGATTATGCTGCAATTATGGGTGGTACTAAAAATATTATTGAATACCTAAATGGCGGTTCGTATAGTTTCGTTGGAGCTGGCAGCACCAATAAAATTTTTGCTCGAATGAGTGCCATTTTAGGTGGTATGAACAATAGAGTTGGTTCCCAAGCGGCTAACAAAGAATATAGCGGAATATACCATAGTTATTTATCTACAATCGATGGCAATTATGCAACAGTTCTTGGCGGCAACGAGTGTAAAGCAACCAAGGACTATTCCCTTGCACGAGGGAAAGGTGCGGTTGCTAATAATGTGGGGGAAAATGTGTTTAGTACGGGTAAATTTAAAACAGCAGGAGATAGCGGTCAATCAACAATGCACCTATTCAGACAAACAACGGATGGAATTATGGCTCAGTTAACCCTCGACGATGCCAATACTACTATTACAGCTTTAGGTATAAATACCAGCCTTACAGTAAAAGCGTTGATTAGTGCAATAAGGGTTGATACAGCCGGGGATAGCGCTTCATTTGAAGTAGTTGCTCATATATATCGGGGCGCAAGTGGTACTCCAATTCTAAATGCTTTTTCTGTAACGCCGATCTATAAAAGTAACGCAGGGTATAATGTAGATGTAATAACGACAGCTTCGGGATACCAAGTTCGATGTCAAGGAGTTATAGGTCAGACAATCAATTGGACAGGTAAATTAGAAAATGTTTGGTCTCGTAACGTTTAATAAACAGTAGGAACAAACTGCGACATAATTTTTTTTGTGATAAGAGTCCTTTCGAGGTCTCTTTTTTTATTGGAAAGAAGGTGACTTATGAACTTAGGCGAAGCAAAGAAAAAAGCACTCTCTCTCATGGCCGAATACAGTGTGGATGGCGTACCTATTCCAGATGGAGAAAACGCTGATTATTTAAATCGTATGAATCGATTCGCGAACGATGTTCAGATGGAGATAAGCGACAAGATAGGGATTGAAGCATCCTTCCTTATTTCGCAAGTTGGAAAATCAATAGAAGGTTATAACAAATATGATTTACCTGCTGATTTCAAAGAACATCGTTACGTAAATAAAAACGATGAACGGTTTAGCGATTATCGAATTGAAAACAGCAAAGTGTATTTGAAAAAAAAATATGATGGCGAATTCGAATTGTTCTATTACAAAAACCCAACTGAGCTGTCATCCGATACATTAGACACCTATGAATTTGAGGTGGCAAAACATTCTCAACATTTAATTCCTTATTTTGTTGGCGGGATGGCTCTCACAGATGAAAATCCAAGCCTTGCAGACCGCCTACTTAACCTGTACTATTCTAAGCTTTCCGTTACCATGGATAAGTCCAATAATTACCCATCTACAGTGGAAAATTTATACAGAATGTGATACAATAGAGGTAGGGATAGATAAGGATTAATTACCCTTGTCGAACATGCGGAACTCCAACTGCATTTCCCCTTTTCATCTAATTGGGGAACACAATGGAGAGTGTTAATATGAAAAAAACTTGTTCGAAGTGTAAAAGGGGACTACCTGAAACCTTAGAGTATTTTTTTAAACAAAAGAACGGGTTAATGCCACATTGCAAAGAGTGTCATGGCAATAAGTTCATGAAGAAAATTACTCATAGTGATAGCCACAAAAAATGCCCATCTTGTAAGAAAAGCTTCCCTTATACAAGCGACTACTTCGCTAAGACGCCAAGAACAAAAGCGGGGTTATCTGCAACGTGTAAAAAGTGCGTTTCTGAAAACAGTAAAAAACACTATAACCGTAATAAAGAAAAAGTAGACGCTAAGCATAGAGAATATTACAAAGACAATAAAGAAACAGTTTCCCGACGCATTAAAAGGTACAGAGAAGAAAACCCTGATAAAGTAAGAGTTGTTTGGCAGAAAAGAAGAGCAAAGATTTTGAATCTACCAAGTACCTTTTCAGGAGAAGAATGGATTTTCTGTAAAGAACATTTTGATAATAAGTGTGCTTACTGCGGTAAAAGAGAGAACTTAACCCAAGATCACTTTGTACCATTGAATGTCGGAGGAGAGTATACTAAGCAAAATATAATACCTGTCTGCTTGAGTTGTAATTCAAGCAAGGGAGCTAAACTATTCTCTGATTGGTATCCGAAACAAGATTTTTATTCAAAACAAAGGGAAAAACAAATTCTTAAATACTTGAGTTACGAAAAAAATACACAACAATTAGCACTCCTATAAGGGGTGTTTTTTTATTGCCAGAAAGAGGTGATAATATGATTCAGTTTAAATCAAGACAACCGCCAGAGCCTCCATTGTTGAGAATAGAACCATTCAAAGGGCTCAACTTATCAGTCACACCAACACAGATAGACCAAAGCCAATCACCTGACATGCTTAATGTTATTGGAGACGAACGTGGCGCATTAAACAAGCGCACAGGCTACGAAAGAGTATTCCCTACATCATTGGGAGTCGGAGCGATTAACGGCTTGTATGAGTACCGTAGAACGAATGGTGCTGTCATCTTTTTACTGGCTCATGGCACGAAATTATATACCCAAATAGGAAATGCGCAGCCTGTGGAAATATACAATGGTTTAGCTAATGACAAAGTGGATTTCTTTACGATGAATGATAAATGTTACATTCTCGATGGCGTGAACTATCTTGTATATGACGGTACAACGGTATCACAGATTACGCCTTATATTCCTACTCTTTTTATCTCGAAAGACCATGCAGGCGGCGGAGAACCGTTAGAGGACTTCAATTTATTAGGAGCTGGATTTAAAGATAGTTTTTCCACACTGGGGGCAGATACAGCTTTTCAATTATCACTTAAAGGATTAGATGCAACTCCAGTAACTGCATTGGTTGATAATGTAGCTAAAACAGAAGGAACAGATTTTACAGTTGACAGGGTGAACGGAAAAGTTACATTCACAACGGCACCACCAAAAGGAACAAATAACGTAATCATCACGGCATACAAAGCACAAACAGGATTCCCGGACCGTATTAAGAAATGTCGATTCCATACAATTTTCGGTGGTTCGAATGACACAAGGGTATTTCTTGCAGGTAATAAAGATATGTCTGATTATGTGTGGCGTAGCGGATTAAGTGACCCAACCTATTTCCCTGAGAATGGATTCTACAAGTTCACCGAAACGGTAAAGGGATTCGCTAAACAATATGACTATCTAGTTGTGGAAAGAGCTAACGGCAAGCATCAAGTCACCTATCAATTAGATGCAAACGGACTCGCTAGCTTCCCTTCTAAGCCGATTAATGACCAAGTTGGAACGATTGCTACCCACTCTATTCAAATTGTGGAAAACAACCCTGTATCGCTTTCTAAGAATGGCGTCTATATGTTAACGGCTTCGAGCGTTCGAGATGAACGTAATGTATCTCATGTATCTGAAATGATAGATGCAAGATTACTAGCCGAACCTAATTTAGATAAAGCCGTATCCGTTGATTATGACAAGAAATACTGGCTTGCATTGAATGGGAATGTGTATTTGTTCGATTACACGATTAATGAATGGTATCTGTACGATAATATCCACGCTAACTGCTTTATTGAACGTAATGCAGACTTGTATTTCGGTAGTTCTTCTGATGGGATTTTATACAGATTCAAACGCTCCACGGAATTGTATCCCTACAATGACGAAGGACAACCAATAAAAGCACACTGGATAAGCAAAGTACTAAGTTTCGGTGCAGATGAACGGAGAAAGCTTGTTGAAAAGGTGTACTTCAGTCTTAACCCTTACATTCATACAAGTGCAGAACTGTATTACGTCAGCGACAAGAAGACGCGAAAGTTCATTAAAACCACAAGGAAAGATTTATTTCACTACAGTTATGTGGATTATTCCACCTTCTCTTATGGTTCAAGGGATTTCCCGCAAGAAGCGTCAAACAAAATTAAAGCGAAGAAAATTGTTTATTTCCAGTTAGAGCTAAGAAACGAGAAGGTAGATGAACCTTTTGGATTGCTTTCTTTAGGATTGAAATATCAATATCAGAGTCTTGTTAAATAAGGGGTGAAAATATGACTTTGGATAAAATGGGAGCATTTACTTTTGACCATACAAATCAACAAGACGACCTCTATAAAGGAATGTCAGCAGCTGAAATAAAAGTTGCGTTTGATAGTCGGGGCAATGAGTTAAAAGAAGCTTTAAACACGTTAATTGATGCGTTACAAGCCACAACAGGTGCAGGAGAAATTGGCGTTAGCGCTATTCCTGGATTGACAGGAACTAACATACAGAGCCTAATAGAGAGTCTTAAAACGTTAGTCGATAGTAAATCAAATAGTACGGATGTTTATACCAAATCAGCTTTGCTTTCTACAACAATAGACGTAAGTGGTGCGGATTTAATTAAATCGTCTGAAATTGTGGGTGTACCTGGTAAATTTACAATTCGTGAAATCCTGCAAGAGTTGAAATATCAGATTAATTCAGCAGTTACCGGGACTATACCGAATGCGAGTATTGGACCAGAAAAATTAACATTTAACCCGGCAACAAAAGAAGAATTAAATGCCATCCAACTAGTAGATACCAAAGTATCGATTACCGATGCGAATAATCATTTTACTGCAAGTAAATTAGACGGGGTATTAGAAGAGCTTTTTACGTCTGCCGATAGCATTAAAACCAATGTGTCTGGTGCTGTCGGCTTACCCGCAACAGCAAATGACACGGGGGCACAACTGGCAAGTATAATAACAACAGAAAAAGAAAGACTAGCAGCGGAAATCGGTGATGGTTCAAGCGCAAATACGCTTAAATATCTAGCAGACCGTTTAATCGTTCGTTCTGATGAAATTGCTACGGCGGTTAATGGAAAGGGAGTTCCTGCTACTTTTGCTGACACTTTGGCACAACTGGCTACTAAAATAGGGCAGATTAGTTTGGGGAAGAAAACTGCCGAAGGAACGACAAGTTCAAATAGTTCAGGGAGATTGATTGTAAGTGGGTTGGGTTTTAAACCAAGACTTATCGTTGCTTCTGCTGCGGCTGGCGGAGCAAATGTAAAATCGATATTGTTTACACCAGATGCTGGGAATTTAGGCGCAAACTTTTATACAAGTGGTACAAACCCTTATGCCGCAAATCCAACTGATTCTTCCGTAACAGCTAGTGGTTTTAATTTAAATACCGGACTACCTAACAATTCTTATGCATGGATAGCGGTAGAATAGGAGGAAGTTAAAATGGAAACAATTATTATTTATGATGACTTAGGAAAAGTTTTTTCTGTAATTTCAGGAGATGTCCTGATACCACAAGGCGGTGTTCAGTATTTAGCTGTTGATATTCCAGAAGGTAAACAAATAAAGTTTACAGACGGAATAGGTGTAGATGTTTCTGTCACGCCGCATCAAGTTATTTTAGAAGACAGACCACCAACTATAGAAGATAAACTAGCAGAAAAGGAAGTACAAATAATAGATCTAAAGAAAATGCAAGTTGTAACGAATGAACTAATAGTAGAAAATAGCGCGGCGCAACAGGACTTACTAGAACTACTAACTGAATTGGGGGTAATATAAAATGGCAGTTAATCAACTCTTGGTTAATTCATATGCATTAAATGTTTACATGACTGGTAATAACTCTTTAACAAATATCGGACTTACTCGTCCTGAGTATGTGGGACCCGTAAAACAACGAGCTGCAGACAAATATTATATTGATGATATTGATAACGCTCTAATGAAAGGTTGGATTACACCTGAAGAACATGCTGATACATTAGCATTGAAGGATGCGAGCGACCCACAAGAGAGACCTCCAATTGAACTTATGGCAGTGGAAACAAACTAATAGAATACTAACATCGAGGGCATCCATCACGGGTGCTCTTTTTATTTATCCAAAAACGAGGTGAGAAAATGGCAATATCATCAAACACATTGGCTGAGATACAACGCAAAGCGGCAAACGG